ACTGCTCGCCAGAGGCTGACGATGGGGCGGGAGCAGGCGGAGCGAACGACTATACGCAACGAAGGCGGTTACAGAATAACCGGGCTGTATTGCACGCGCTGTGAAAAAGAAATGACCCCGAGGTATTGTTGGGTCGTGTTGCCAGGCGGGGCGATGGTTCAGGTATATGGCTTTGAATGCCCACTTTGTAAGCACAAGGTGATTTTGTAAATTGGGGGTTGAAATCGCCCCTTGAATTTGCTATACTGAACAAACAGGAAGGGATGGCTTATGGAAAAACACTTGTACACAGATATGCACGTATTTATAGTGGCCACTGATGAGGCAGCCGCAAGGCAGATGTTAAGAAGGTGGCACTACAAGCCTCGCCGGCACGGCAAGCAAATACTTGTTAAAATCCCCGATACCGAAATCATAAATATCAACATATCCGCCGGCGATTTGGCCAAGATTGAGAAAGAAGGTGTGATTGCGCGAGCGCGAGCCGAAAGTGAGGATTGAGCTACCATGGCCGGCCGAAAACCAGCGGCGAAACAAAGAGCATTTGGACATACATGCCCGCCGCGAATCGAACAGTCGCGCATTTTACGATGGCAAAATGGCGACTTACGAGGGGCTTGGTCGCCAAAGAGGCATATTCGAGAATGGCATACCGTTGCGCGTAAAGATCGCATTTGTGCCGCCCGATAACAGGTCCAGAGATCAAGACAACGGGATTGCCATGTTGAAACATTACCTGGACGGCATAGCATTTGCACTGGAGGTGGATGACAAAAATTTCAAACTAGAGAAGGCTTTATGGATGGAGCGAGACACAGAAAAAAAAGGAAAAATCATTCTTGAAATAGACTATGCTCCACAAACCGATGATGATACAAGCTGGGTATAGAAAGGATGATCGAATGGGCAAGAAATCAGGTAAAGGCAGTTACGTTTGGTTGGTTATTTTCGGAATGCTTTTGGTGTTGACGTTTGTTTTTGCGTTGCGGCCTGATTGGGCCGCGTTGGCCTGTTGGTGAAAGGAAAAGGATCGTGAAAATCAAATACAGTATTGCCAAAATTGGTGTAAGGGTGCTTTGTTTGTTGCTGGCCATGTCGATGACGGCCTGTATGGGGGCTGTTGCCCCGGTGGTTGAACAGGCCCCGGTGATTATTTCCGGCAATGCGATTGGTGCGGCGGAAATTGTTCGCGTGGTTCAGAATGTCGCCCATGGTGTTCCCGGGAGTTTCGCCCTGGGTGCCGGCGATAATTTGTTGATGGCCTCCCCTTCCGGCACAGGGTATATATATGCCTACAAAACCGCCCAGGGCTGGTTGGGGTTCAAAACAACCTCTTTGGAAATGGCTGTTATTTATAACCAGTTGGAGGCGGCCGGGTACGAATTGCTGAACAGTTTGCCGCCCGAAATCAAGGCGGTGGCCACACAGACGGCAGCTACGGCGTTATCGACAATCGCGCTGGGCATGACCGGGATGGTAAGCGTGCTTGTGTTCCCGGGATTTAGCATCCAGTTTGATGATGTTGTTCAGCCGGCGGAGTATATTGACACATGAGCTTTCTGCGGTTCCCGCTGTGGGTTGTTGTCGGGCTGTGGGTGTTGCGGCGGCGGTCGGCCGCAACACCCTACGTAAACCTGATAGATTCCGGGTATGCCCTCGTTTTGGAAATGGTTTTGGATGAACTGAAATTGGTTGAGAAAAACTCATGGGTAAAGAAAATCATAGTAAATTGGACCCTAAAAGAAATGACAGCTTGTTTGCTTTTGTTGGGAAAATGATCTATAATATATTTACCCTTTCCTGTCCTTGCGGCTGTCTATTTATAGGCGGCCGCAAGCCATTTTAATCAAGGAAAAACACATGCTTGAAGCCATTAATGCCAATGCCCTTTATATTCCCCTGAAAAGCAAATCGGTGCATTGCGCAATATTAAGCCCGCCCTATTACAGCCTGCGGGATTACGGGAAGAAGTCCCAGCTCGGGCTTGAAAAAACGCCAGAGGAATATGTTGCCAATATCCTGAAAGTGGCCAGAGAGATTTGGCGAGTATTGCGCGATGACGGAACTTTATGGATCAACATTGGAGATAGTTACAACGGCAGCGGCGGTGCCGGCGGAGACTATGGCCCGGGTGGTAAGAGGGAGGGGCAAAACCGTTACCCTGGTGCAAAAAGCAGCAAACTAAAACCGAAAGATTTAATGGGGATACCTTGGCGGGTGGCTTTTGCTTTGCAAGGATTTGCGGTTGTGCCGCTTATAGATATTAACAAGATTTGCCAGGCCATAGACGATGGCGACCTTGATGCCTTGCGGTGGTTCAGGGAAGGATACAGGTTATGGGATGGTCTGGCAGATATGGGTTGGTATTTACGCAACGACAATATTTGGGATAAGCCCAATTTCATGCCGGAAAACGCCCCGGATCGTTGTACAAGATCCCATGAATATTTGTTTATGCTGGCCAAGTCAAAAAACTATTATTTTGACACGGTTGCAATCATGGAGCCGGCGGCCTACGATGGCAGAAAAGACGAGATTATGAAGGGGTCGCCAAAATATGCCAATGGCATTATTACCCCGGACGGAAAACACAATACCAGTGCCACCCAGGGACACCAGCGTTTGAATAAAGACGAAAACGGGCTACGAGTCAGGCGCCGGCGAACGATTTGGAGGGTGCCAACAAAATTCTACAAAGGCGGCCACCACGCGGCTTATCCGGTAAAACTTATTGAGCCGTGCATAAAAGCCGGAACATCTGAAAAGGGGGTTTGCCCTATTTGCGGCGCGCCATGGGTGAGAATAACCGAGAGACTATTTACAGACCATGATTTCAAACCGCAAAGCACAAAATACAACAACGGACAAAACGCAAACAGGCTGTCCAGGCTGCGACAGGCGGCCAGGGATAACGGGAAAGAGTATCAAAACACAGTGATAACAGTTGGGTGGTCGCCGGGATGCGATCACGACGCGGAACCCGTGCCCGCCATCGTGCTTGATCCTTTCGTTGGATCCGGCACAACACTGGTCGCCGCCAGGCTGCTGGGCCGGTCAGGGATAGGCATTGAACTAAACATGGACTATATTTTGCGGGACGTGAAGTCCAGGCTAATGACCAGTGCGAGGCGGAGCTGGGAGAAGGGAGAAAAGATCAAGACAAATGGCGACAGTGATTTAAGTGATTTACCCCTATTCGAGATCAAGAAAGGAAAATGATATGCAGCCCACAGAAATTTTAATCAGTTTGGTTTTGGTGTTTGCGTTGTTTGCGGTGGCCGCGATTGTTGCTGTGTTGATTTTGGCCGTGGCCTGGGTTTTGTCAAAAATCAAGATCACTAAAAATTGAGGGTTGAAATTGGTTTTTGAATTTGCTATACTCAAAGCAGTCAAACTATTGGAAAGGATGGTTAACATGTTGCAGAGATTGATTTTGATTGGCTTGTTGGTTTGTTTCTTGGGGGCGGCTTGCGCCCCGGTCATTCCGGTTGTGTCTGTTTCCCCGGTTGCCGCACCAAAAACCCGCATTGAGCCGTTGCATACGGCGGAAGAGGTCCGGGTTTGCCTGAATGGCGGCGGGTGTCCCACTGACGTGAGGTAAGATGCGTTTGAATAGTGCGGGTGGTTATCCACCTGCACTATTCCTCTTTGGGAAAGGGTAATTGTATGGGTATAAACAAAAAACCTGTTTGCCGGGTTGTCTATGTTGCTCGGGACAAACAATCATTGATCCATTACGTTCGCAAAGACTCTGCGTCTGATAGGCCAATTTGCGGCTGTAATGTGACCGGCGACCCGAAATTGGCAAGTTACGATTTTGATTCGGACGTGTGCCAGAGGTGCGAAAAAGCCATGCACTATTTCCGGGGATTGTTGGAAATGCCAGAGGACTGATGGAAAAAACGAGATTTATTCGTTTGAGATCCGGGATTTTGGACCCCCGGCACATTCAGTCCATGGGAGCTGCAATCTGGTTGTATTTATACGTACTGGATCATGCAGATTGGGAAACGGGAACCATTAATAATTATACAGATGGTGACGCCGCGGATGCCCTGGGGATGCCGGCGCGAACGGTCAGAAAGTATCGCCAAACTCTGCAAGAAAACGGATACATTGAGGCAAAGCAAGGACTCCACGCGCAGAGAATAATCGTCTCGAATTGGATCAATCCCAAAAATGGCAATTCCCATGGTGACACCCCTATGTCACCATCGGGGGTTCATGGTGACACGTGGGTGTCACCATCGAACGGAAAAAAGTTTCATGGTGACACGCATGGTATACGTGGGGATGTCACCATTTCATTAAACCAGATTAACAGATTCTTTAATACAGAGTCATTAAAAGAATTGTGGGAAATTATCTGTAATCAGTTGAGGGCGGATGATCACAAGGGAGGGTTCAAAAAGTATATAGCAGGATTGGTTCCTGAAAACTTTGCGGATGGCTATTTTATTTTGGTGGCTAAAGACAGCTCCATTAGGGATTTTGTTATGGATCGTTATTTAACTAAAATCAATAAGCTGTTGATCCCGCTGGTTGAGCAGGATTATTTAACCGAATGCAAGGGTATACAAATTGAGGTGAATGATGAGTGAGCAGGATGATTTGAAAAAGGGTATTGCGCAAGCGATTGCCAACCATTTAGCAGATTGCAACCGGATCGCAACGCTAGAAATGCTTTCTAGCGCGTGTGTGGACGAAAACTCGATTTTGCTTGCGGAAAATAGGGAGTTGGAATCTGAAAACAATAAATTGCGCGATATCTTGAAAGCAGCCAAGAATGCCATTGAGGATTTTGTGGGCGAGTGGCAAATTGTTGATGCAGACGATCATCTTATGGTGTTTAAGCAGGTTCTGGATGCCATAAGGGAACTCCCGGAAATTGCCGGGGAGGTGAGCGATGCCGACCAGAATTGAGTGGGCAGGGGAAACCTGGAACCCAATAACCGGCTGCACCAAGATAAGCGCGGGCTGTGCGAACTGCTACGCCGAGCGCATGGCGAATCGGTTGGCAAACATGCCTGGCAGCGGGTATGACAAAGAAAATCCCTTTGGCGTGAAATTCCACCCTGGCCGCCTGGATCAGCCGCTGCATTGGAAGAAACCCCGCAAGATATTCGTTTGTTCAATGGGGGATATTTTCCATGAGGATGTGACTGACAGTTGGTTGGATGATGTGTTTTTCACGGCAGCAAATTTAGCAAGGCAGCATACCTATCTTGTGTTGACGAAGCGCCCGCAACGAATGTATGAATATTTCACAAAGAAAATCGAAGATGGTTTTACATGGCGTGAAGGAATCACTTACGTGCCTCTCCCCAACGTCTGGCTGGGCGTTACCGCAGAAAATCAGCAAGCAGCAGATGAGCGCATTCCTGTATTGCTACAAACACCAGCGGCAAAGCGGTTCGTGAGTGTCGAGCCGATGCTGGGGCCGGTATCTTTAGGTGGTCTTGATTTCGTATCAAACATTTATCGCCCGTGGATTGATTATCCTGATGTTATGCTCGACTGGGTCATCTGTGGCGGCGAAACCGGCCCAGGCGCACGCCCCATGCACCCCGATTGGGCACGCAGCTTGCGGGATCAGTGCGTGAGTGCTGATGTACCGTTTTTCTTCAAGTCTTTGGGCGAGTATCGCAGATGGTCTCACGTACTCGATGAATACAAAGGCGATCCTCCACCTCCGTTTGTGGATTGTGAAGGTGTTTTGTTTTCACGTGTCGGAAAGAAAGCCGCCGGACGCCTGCTTGACGGGCGGGAGTGGAGCGAATGGCCGGAGGTGAAGGAATGAGTAAAAAATCAGAAATATGCTTTTTTTGTGGCAAAAAAGTGAGCGCCAAGATGGCGCATTTATGCGGCAGGATAACAATAGATAGACTTGATAACTATGCCAGAACTATTTTGCAAATTGGCTTTCCGAGGTATGCAGTTATCAGAACGCGGGACTGTTTCAGGAAGTGGAAAGTCCCAATGGCAGTACATATTGATTTTGATTGTACGCGGTCGCCCATCCCTGCTTGTTCGGTACTGTCTGATACTTTTACCATCGAATTAAACGAGCCGCTTTTTATAAACCATACAGTCTTTGCCTATTGGGGCGTGAATGATGAATTGAAAGCAGTGTACTATTCGTTTTGGACCTTCCCAGGCCGGGAGAAAGGGTAAAGCCATGGATATGTCCGATGAAAAAGCGGTGAGGGTGGCCATCAAGTGTATGGAGAAACAAGCCCGGGTCCACCTTCCGCAGCACACCATGTTTGTCCAGGGGTTTTCTCACCAGAAACACGAATCCGAAAGCTATCTGGAGATCGTTGAGGCGATACGCACCCTAAAAAAAATGTTGATTCGGCCGCTGCAAAAAGGGTTATTTGACAAATAAACGCGTCTTTGGTAATTCAAACCCCGCTGGGCACCCAGCGGGGTTTATTGTGATGCAGCCGTTTTTGGTGTAAACTGATATAAAAAAGAGGGTCGCCGTGGAAAGATATGTTGAAGTTAAAGAGCTTAACAACGAGTGGACGTTATATCAGGACTGCAACGGGTTTATGCTGACCCCGGCCGGCGTGGATATTGGCGTGTTGGACGCAGAAAAGAAAGCCTTTGTTGTCAGGGCGCATTACTCCCCCGGAAACTATATATGCGTTCGTTACGTGGAAATAAAGGATCAGCAAAATAAATGACAAATCAAGTTGTCGTTGATGAGTTATCTCCGGCTTTATTGCAGATTTGGGATACATTAGACGACACCGCAAAGCTGGTTTTTCTGGCGCGGTCAAATTATGGACCCGCTGGGTTTGAGGCATTTTTCAAGCTGGTTTTTACCGAAAACTTATTGCCCCATGCAAAAGAATGGGTTGAGAAAATTTTTTATGCCAGGTCGATTGGAAAAGGCGTGGTTATTGAGGCTTTTCGTGGATCTGCAAAAACAACCACATTAACGATTGGATTTACGGCTTTTGCAATTGGGCATTCTCCCGAGAAAAGCAATTTGCTTATCCAGGTCGGGGATGACATAGCAGGGGATAACACACAGGCCATTGCGAGCATTATTGACAACAGTCCGGCGTGGAAACAAATATTCCCTTACGTTGTGCCAGACAGGTCAAAGGGCTGGGGCGCAGAGGGGTATGAGGTGATGCGCACAGACATTAGTTACGAGGAATGGCGACAATTAAACGCGCGCAGGAAAGACCCGACATTGGCCGGGGTTGGGTATAAGTCTCACGCAATTATCGGCAAGCGCCCTACGGGTTATTTGATCGTGGACGATATTCACGATGAAATCAACACCAGCTCCGACCGTGAGTTATCCAAGGTTGAAAAGATTGTGACCGGCACGATATTGCCCACGATTACACCCGAAACAACCACGGTTTTTGTTGGCACCCCATGGCTTGAAAGGGATGTTTTGCACTTTATGTTAAATACCGGGGAAATGCTGGGCGTCAAAACGCCAATTATGGCGGATGGCGTTTCTGTTTGGCCAGAGCGTTTCCCGATTAGTGCGATTCAAAAAACAAAGCGCCTTGTTGGCGAGATTGAATTTGCCCGTATGTTTATGTTGGATTTGCAAATGGCCAAGGGCGTGCATTTGAAATCTGAATGGCTGCATAAATATCCGCGCGAAAATATTGATCCGTCCTGGCCGCTCGTTTTTGGAATTGACTATGCAAGCACGGCCGATAAATTAAAGAACAAATCGCGTGATTATTTTTCCATGGCAATTTGGCGGCAAATCCCGGGCGGGGGCGTTGTGTTGATCGGGGGTTACAGGCGACACTTGAGTCAGGGTGAGGCGGAGGAATTTGTCAAGGCGCAAGGCGCAATTTACCCAACCCTGGTAAGCATTGGGGTTGAGGCCATTGGAAAGGGAGAGGAATTTTATTATTTGTTGTTGCGCAACACTGATTTTCCGTTGCGGCCAATTACCCATGGCAAGAAGGGCAAGGGTGAGCGGTTTGAAAAGCAAATGGCCCCGGTGTTTTATTCCGGTCGGGCGTGGATTATCGACACCCCGAATCAGGAACACGCAGAATTTATCCGCCTTTTCCGGGAGGAATGGTTGTTGTTTCCCTTGGGGGAACACGATGACTGCCTGGACGCTGCTTATATGGGCATGGTGTGTTTGCAACACGCACTACGGGGAAAGCCAGAGGGGCGGAACGAGCTACGCAGCGGAAAAGAAAATTTAATCAAAAACCCTTTTGTAGGGTTGTGAGGTAAATATGGCAAAGAAAACATATCCTGTTACCGGCAAGCTACTTAATGATTTGGTGCAGCATGCACAGTGGCAAATCGAACAACGGCGCACTTGCAATTTGATGTTTGATTTTATGGACGCCGCTTTTCATAACGAGTGGGATTGGCCGAATGACTATAAACCAGAATGGGTTCATAAGGTTATTTCAAGCGATCCCCATGATGCCTTGCGTTCTGCTACACAGATTCTTGGATCTGTGACGCCCCATGTAAAGGTGCAGCCATTGTCAAGCGATGCAGAAACCAAGAAAAGAACGGATGATCTGGAAAGGGCACTGCAGTGGCAATTGGATTTGGCTTCCGCTCGCAACCAGGGCAGCGTAATTGAATCGGTTGTCCAAAGTGCGCTGCAATATTCCATGGTTTGTGCGCAGGTTTTGTATATTCCCTACCAGGAAAAAATGGCGCGCAGCAAGGGCGATACCGCCTTGGCCAACAGAATGAAAGCGGCAAGGCAGTTTGGCGATTTTTCAATTGTTTTGCGTCACCCAAAAGATGTTTATGTGACCGAATCAGATTTTTTGCCGGTCGAGGACGTTGTTTATCGTCGCGTTTACACGCGGCAGGAATTTATCAAGACCTGGGGCAGGGATTTGTACAACAAGGTCAACAAGGGCGGCGATGCCGTTGAGGGGTATATTCTGGTATATGACTATGTTGATTTTGAAAACCGGTTTTTGTGGGCATGTGAAGTACAAAGCCTTGAACAGGTTGATATGGCCTTTTCCGGTGAAGTGATCTTGGATCGCAAACACGGACTTGGTTTTGTACCATGGGTTATCAGGTCGTCCGGGGCAAATTATTACAGCCGGCCGGAAAAAAGATTAAAGCCCCTGCTATACCCTGTCTATAAAGCCGGGCATTGGGATATTCAAAACGTGATCCTTTCACTTTTGGAATCGGAAGTTATTGCTTATTCCGCGGCACCGCGCGGCGTGATCAAGTCTTACAATCCGTGGGAGGTGCAGGTTGATTATGGCGACCCGGGCAGGAACGTTCGCATAACCCCGGACGAGGATTACCAGCGGATTCCACCCCCGGGAATTGATCAAGGGCTGGGGGATGCCCTGGAAATATTAAGCGGGATGATTGGCAAAGAAACAGTGGCGCGCATGATACAAAACCCCGAAATGAAAGCCGATGTGCCCTTTTCCGCCATGAATTTGATTTTCCAGTTGGGCGCAAACACATTAACGCCCTACAAAAATCTCGCAGAAAAGGCTTTGGCGGATATTTGCCGGCAAATGCTTTTGTGGGTGACAGAATACAATGTGCCGTTGGTGTCTTACTCCAAAGAAAAAGACGAAAAGGGCCGGCAAATCATTATTGACCCAAAAGATTTTGATGTGGATAATCTTTTTATTACCGTTGTTTTGACTGCCGATGTGCCCACAGACAAGACCGCCCGGGTAAATGCCGCTGTGATGATGAACCAGAGGTTGAATTATCCTTCTTCCCGCGGGCTTGAACAGGTAGGCGTGAGCGACCCAGCGCAGGCGATCAAGGAATACCAGGCGGAATTAATGGATCAAGCGGCCTTGGAAGTTGAAATATCTGAAATGCGTGCCAGGTCCGAAATGCGTATGCAGCAAATGATCCAGGACATGATGGCGGCCAGGCAGGCAATAGCGGACAGCAGCGGTGGCGGTGGCGGCGAAATCCCCCCGGATGGCGAAATCCTCCCGGATGGCGGAATGCCCATGGGGGCAGTTCCGCCGGGAGGCGAGCAGCCGGCGGATATGCAGCCCGGGGCCATGAACCCGCCTATATTTGACGAATTAAGTGGCATGGGATTCAATGCGGCCGAAGGCGGGCAGCCGACTATTCAAGGGGCACCCACTATGACGCGTGAATTATTAAGCGGTGCGACAAAATCAGGTGACGAATTATCGTGATAAGGCGGTGACGTATGTCCTCAACCACAGTCGGAAAAGGCGAAAGTTATTTCTCCATAGCAGAAAGAATTTACGGGGATCAGCGCATGGGGATCGAATTGATGAAGGCCAACGGCGGAGTAATGCCGCAACCCGGAATGACTCTTACTTTGCCTGGTGGGCAAAGTAATCCATTGATTACAGAGGGGGAAATGAGTTATGCGTCCGGGATAAGTTCAAAGCTCGCGGCCGGGATTGGCGATGATCCGCCACCCCCGCCCAAGACAACCGGCGGAAGATCAGCCAATTTTGATGCCCGGGCATATAACGCGGCCCGGGCCGCTGCGGGGTCCAAACAAACCGTCACAGGCCCCGGGTCATTTTCTGATTGGTTGGCGCAAGGCAAGATTCACCCGGGCGGGCAAAGCATAGAAACCCCCCTTAAACCAATAAGTTATGGACCCCCTTCCCCGGGTGGATATGACTCGTCTGGGCGATTATTTACTGGCGGGGGCCAGGATTTTTCCTCCCTGAATGCCTCCCAGCGTTCTGCAGCAATCCGATTTGGGGCGGCACCAGTGTCCATGCAAATACAAGGGGCACAGACCGTATCTGGTTTACGCCCCTCCAGTTACAATCCGTCAGAGGCGGGGTCACATTCCGGGTCAGATGCCTATTATTTGCGGGCTACTGATGCTATGCGGCAAGGCGCTTTGGTAAGCGGGAATCGGTTGCAGGATTATGGCCGGCCGAATCTCGTTTCGCCGGCCAAGGCCGGAAATCAGCAGGCCAATGCCACCCAGCAAATGCTCCGCCAGCAGCAGCAGCAATCATGGGCGATGATGGATAATTACACAAAAAATGCCCGGAAATTTCTTGATGCCCTGGAGTCGCAGCGTCTGGATATGATGCCCGTTGAAATTGACATGATGACCGCCAATTTTGCCGGTTTTTCTGTTGGCCAATTAATGCAAATGGGTTACGAGCAAGTTGGCGTAAACGCAAAAGGGCAAATCATTTACAGGTTGAAAGTTCCGATTGTTGCTCCCACCACGACTGTTAAGCCGCCCTCGTCTGCGGGTGGGACTGGCCCGCGTTATTCTTATGGCGGCGGCGGTGGTGGTGGCGGAACAACGTCAACCGGCCGGGCGAATGTTTCGGCAGTTTCCAACGGCCTGATCAATTGGAGAATTGGTTAATATGACAACCTTCAAAGAAGGTGGAGCCGTGCCGGATGTTGCGCAATGGAAAGTTGACCATTGGGCAAACGTGCAGGCGCAGGGCACGCCGACTCATTTTGCAGACGAGGGGGAGAGCTACGTTACGGATAAATACGCCAACATGCCGCGGTTGGAAATGCCTACGCGCGAGGGCTTGGCGCAGATCCCGGTCGGCCTTGGCGATTGGAATTATCAAAACCCGGATGCTTTAGGCCCCAAGGGTGAAAAACTTCCCCCTGGGGCGGCGGGCTGGCTGCCTGATGGCAACGCGGATTGGGGCGGAACGGTGGGGGGGTGGCTGCGCGGCGCGTGGCACAGGATCAATGAGCCGGTGACGCAACAGAATTACGCGCCGGCCTATACCGGGCTGACAAAAAACGCGTTGGCGCGGCTTGAAGCCAACGATCCCGATATTAGAAAAAAAATGGGGATGCCGGAGGCCGGAACAGATCCGAGCCTTGGGGTGAAAATTGGCAGGGGAGTTGGCGAGGCGGTGTCGGGAACATTGGAGCTATTCAACAAACCCGCAGAGGCCACAGAGCAGCTATACGGCGGCGTTGCCATGGCCGGCAAAGAGTTGGCTGGGGAGAATGTTACCTATGAGGCCACCAAGGATGCCATGCTTAATGCCGTGGATTTGGATGAAAATTCGTGGTTTGTGAGATTGGTTGAGGCCACAAATACATTAAATCCGGTGAATGTCGCGCAAAATTGGGCGCGCGTGGGAATTAAGCGGGTGTCCGGTGAGTTGTCGGGAGAAGAAGTTACCAGGAAGTTTGCAGAAAACTATCTGGCGGCCAAGATTGCTTATTCGGCTTTGTACAACGAGCAAATCAAGGCGGAAATGGTGCGCCGCATGTATGCCGGCGAAGATCCCCGTTTATTGGCAAAAGAACTGGCAAACCCATGGGCGGAGCTGGTTGGGCAATTGGTTATCGACCCATTAAACGCACTGGATGTTTTGGGAGCTGGTGCCACCGCGTCTGTGCGCGCCCAAAAAACAGAGAAAATATATGGCACATCCGATAATGTGGTGCGCGTATTGTCAAAACTTGATAACGTGGATGACCTTTCGGATGCCAACAAGGCCACCCGGGTAAGCGATTTATTGACGGCGGTCATGGACGATGCCCAGGGCGTTGCAGCGAGAATGGACAAATACGGCCGGGATACCGGTTTGTTTTCGTTTACAGCCAGGGGTAAGCGCGCCGTTGTTCAGGATCAAACCGGCTTGTTATTGCAGAAAATTCTTAATCATGCTGACAACCCGGACAATGCCCTTGACGTTCTACATGGCCTGATGAAAGTTGTGTCGTCTGATGCAGACGAGGCCGCGGTCGGAATGTCTATATTATCCAACAGCCAGGACGCCAAGGTTTTATTTTCGGATGCTGGTTATCAGCTTGGGTATGTGTTGCGCAACGGGCTAATGAATGCAGATGGGGTTTTTGACGCGTCGAGATTTTTGGATGATTTTACCAGGGCCGCGGATAATGGACTTCCCGCGGTACTGGATTTGGTGCAGAACAAAACATTCAAATCAATTGACAATCTATTCCCAACAGTGGCGGAAAGACTTGACGCGATTACCGATGCAAAAAACGCCATGGAATTAGGCAAGGAACTATCCCCGGCGCAATTAAAAGCTATTGATGATCACGTTGGCATTATCGCCAAGGGTGCCCACAAATGGGCGGATGGTTTGCCGGGAAAAGGTTACAAAGCCCTGAACAAGTTTTTTGCAAGCGTTTATATGGGCATGAGTCCGGGATATGCGTTTCGGAATTACATGAACAACACTTTGCAGATTTTTGTGGACGCAGGCCCAAAAACCGGTGCGCAGGCCACGCTGGCCGGGGTGGAAACCATTGGGCAACGCGTACATTTGGCGGATGGGCAATTTGTTGACAAAATGAGAGATTCCACAAGGGCTTGGCTGGGCGGGATAGACGCCCCGGGAATGAACCGCAGCTTGACCATGGCGGCCGGAGCGGGTCCAAGTGAGCCGATGAAAATATTTACTTTCGCGAGCGATTTGGCGGATGATTTTGAGAAATCGGCCGGCGTGGCCATCTTTTCAAATTCCGTGGAAGACTCTATGTCAAAAATGGTGCGCGAGGGGCGGGCAATTCCGGCCATGGACGATTTGATTCGGGCGGGCATGTCGCGCGAGGCGGCCGACACGCTGGTCGATCTTGTGAGAAAAAACAGGGGTAATGTGGATGACGCATTGGACGCGTTCCGCCAGGCACAGACGGTTGGCGCAATGCCCGTTTTGGACACAAGCACATGGATCAATGCCACGGATACCAATTTTCTAAAATCGCTGGGCATGTATGATGATCTTGTGGATGGTGTAAGGTCCGCAAATACCGCCCAGGATAAGTTGGCGATATTGGATGCCACGCAAAACGAATTATTTGATTTTTTGCGAAAGGCCAATAACGAGCCAACCATATTGAGCCGCGAGATTGCGGATCAGTTTTTTGGGCCTGAAATGGCCAAGGTAATTGACAAGGCATTGCAATCCAAAGAATTATCTGCGGCGGATCAGTCTATGCGTTCGGCCCGGGTGTTGATGTATCAGCGCACCAACGGGGATTACCGGACAGCCCTGGTGGAGCTGCAGCAGGCCATCGCGCGGCAAGACCCATCGTTGTTGCCGCGTTTTGCAGATGAAATGCGACCGCTCCAAGAATTATTGTCTTTGCCATTTGACGAATCCTCAAAATTGAGATCCCAAACGCTGCGGGCGAGGGACGCCCTGGGCAAGACAGATTCCGCGGATGATTATGCAAAAATTTGGCGCGCATTGTTTGACACACCCATGCCAGCAGATATTTCACAGAGCGCCATGAGAAAGGCGATTTGGGAAAATTATTTCACCAAGAATGATGATATTTTCCGCAACGCCAGAAATGCACATGTTAATGCCGCGGAGGAATTGTTTCAGAATTGGCGATTATATAACCCGGACGTCAGTCAAAAAATGCTTGAAAAGGCGCGGCAATCCGCCGCCTTGGCCACGCAATTTGATGGCGCCGTGTATGTTGACGACATTGCCCGGGCATTTACTTCCGGGTCACGCAAAAATTTTGATGCAGTTGTGGAGTTGGGAAATCGTTATGGCATAGCGACCGCCGGCGATACAGGCAAGCCTACCAAGAGATTACTGCATACAATCAACAAATATTTACCGGAAGATGTTGCAAAATTCAATGATCTTGCCGATGTGCCTTTTGAGGTTGCCCAGGATGCCTTACAGAAATGGGGTATTGAAAACGGGGTAAAGGGGATGCGTCTGGATGATCTTAATCAATTGCTTGGTACGAGCGATAATGCCGTTGCTGAAATAACCAACAAAATTGACAGCATAAAATCAGAGATAGCGGATATTCAAAAATGGCTTGGCGACAACCAGAAGGCGAACATACCTGCTGAATTTGAACAGGTTCAGGACCGCATGTTGCGTGTACAGGCCCTGCAAGAAGAAATGGCAAAACTTTCCGGGCAATTGTCAAATCCGGCCGGCCGGAAAGTTGGCGCAGGCGAATTAACATTCCCATGGGATGATAGTTTGCCGCCCTCTATGCCAAGAGTTTTGAATGAGCAGCGCGATGGCATTGCCAAGATGTTTGACCGCTTACGCAAGGCAGTCCAGGATAACGCAGGTGTTACCCGGGACGTGGCCATTGGCCCCGATGTTGACAAATTACTGGATGCCTGGGGAGCAGCGGCCAAGTCTAACATCGGAGAGGCGCAATTATACGCGGCGAACGTTGCCACCCTGGCGCGTGATTTTGCTCTGCATGATTATCGCAAGAAAACCGGCGCAGATATCGCGTTGAGTTATATCTACCCTTATAGTTTTTGGTACACACGCACATACAAAAATTGGCTGGGCAGGCTGGCCACACACCCCGGAGTCGTGGCTGCTTATGCAAAATACCGCAGCTTTTTGGAAAAACAACACGCCGGGATGCCGGATTGGTGGAAATATCAAATTAATACCAACGAATTGCTGGGGATCAATTCCGAAAATCCGTTGTTTTTCAATCTCGAGGCAACATTAAATCCCTTGAATGGCTTGACCGGGGTTGATTTCAACGATCCGCAAAAACGAGTTAACTGGTGGACGCAAACCCTTGATGATTTGAACAAGTTTGGCCCATCCACCCACACGCTGTATAGCATGATGGCTGCGGTCGCCTTGTATGCCCAAGGCCAGGAAGATGCCGCTGCGCGCTGGGGCAGCCGTCTGATACCCCAAACGGCGACCCTAAAGTCTATCAGTGCGCTGCTTGGGTTGAGCAAAACGGGCGGCTGGGAAACGGACCCGTTTGTTCACTTTTTCTCCAATGGTTCGGATCCCTACGAGAGGCGGCGAATTGGGCGCGCATTAACATCCCTCGCAGATAAGTATGGCCAGGCCGCAATTCAGGACGCCGCCCATACGCAATCCGGCCCTATTTGGGACGAGGCCAAACAGCTTGCAACCATAGAAAGAGGTTGGGGGCAAATTTCAAGTTTCTTTCTTGGGGTTGGATTCAAGGCAAGATCCACGAATGATTTGCAGATCGACCGCATGTACGAGGAATATTTTTCCTTGTGGAATATGAAACCGAATTTGAAACCGGAAGAATTCAGGGATATGATGGATCAATTAAAAAACAAATACCCATTTATGGATTCTGTATTGATTTCCCGCAAGGGCGGATATGAGCGCGACGCTGCTTACGCCTACTCGGTGGTGGGGCGCATTCCCCCGGGGCAATTAACAGAGGTCGCGGAGTTTGCACAAATAGATCCCCGGCTGATTAATCGTTTTTACGAAAGCAAGGGCAGTTTTGAGGATTGGCCAAAGCAAGATTACGACCGCTTTATGAGCGGGATCGTGGATATTGCAAGTATCTTGGATTTGCCGGATACAGCCACGCGGCAAGACTGGAATGCTGCAAAGGACGCCTATGGGAGAATGCAGGACGCGGCTAAAAACTATTATGGGGATGATATTGTGGACCTGGTGGATCGTTATTATGGCATTGACGCCGTTGAGCGCGATGATTTTTTGAGGCAATACCCACAGGTTGAGAAATATCTGGACTGGAAGGCCGGCTATGTTGTCCAGGACAAAACCCTTTCGACATATTATGGGGGCATTGATCAAATTAACAGGTATTTAAAAGGCACGATGTATGATGCTATTGAAAAAGAAACCGGGATGAAAATGAGCGAGATTTACAGCGCGCTTGATGAATATAAGTTGCTAAAAAAGCATGGTGGGAGCCATAAGGTTTTCAGAAAGGAACACCCCGAGATTGACACCTATTATGATTATTGGGACAAATACGGGGATGCCATTGATCAGAAAACAATTGCCATGGGGTTGCGGTTGCCGGAAGGCAAACCCGCTGCAATTCGCCAAGATGCAACGATTGAGTCAATTGGGCAGCAGGATTTGATTGCCGGACTTAAACCGCAAAAACCGAAAATCGAATGGAAATATTTTGAAAACAGTTTCCCCAAGAAAATGGTTGACGCCCTGGTTTTGGGAGAAGGCTTTACCGCGGCGCAGAAAAAAGAATTTGAAAGTTACGCGGAGTTTTTTGGCTTGACCGTTGATCAGTTGTATGACCTGATAAGAGAGTCAATGCCGTGAGCGTGTGACTTGCGGCAATAAAACTTTGTGATAAGATATAAAAAAGGAGATTGGTAATGCAAAAACCGAACGAGAAGGATCCCGGCTTGAATGATCAGGATAATGGTGGTTTGCCTACCCCCAAGTTTTCGGATCAGGATGGCGCGCAAGATTCGTCTAAAGCTGAAGTGGATTTGGATGGGCTGTTTAAAAACCCGAAATTCACGGATTTTCTTGACCAGAGACTGCAAGCAGTGAAGGATCGCAGAATCGGCAAGCTCCAGGGTGAGATAGGGCGATTGAATACCCGTCAAGATTCATTTGAGGCGACCATCGCAAAATACCAGGGATATATTGACTCCGGTCTTTCCAAGGATCAGGCCATCCGGGAGCTTAAATTGGATGCCCTTTTGGAGGGTCAGGAACAAAATCAAGGTATTCAAGATGGGCAGCCGGTTCCCAATGGCAATCAGTTAGGCGCTGGTTCTGATTGGGCAGCAGTTCAGAAAGCAATGCTTAATGTTGCTGGCATGGAAGAAAACGACCCCGGTTTTATTCGTTTTGTCACGGATACCAAGTTTGCGAATGAAACCGATTACTTGAAAAAGCTGGGGAGTTATCTGACAAGCCGCGCCGACAATACCCCTTCCGAAGGGGCGATTATACAGCCGAGCGGCGGCGATTCTGGACAAACAAAAAATCAGACGGATCTTGAAAAAATAACGGCTGATTTGGATAATCTTTTGAGAAACCCAACCGCAAACAAGAAACAAATTGCCGCGTTGCGGGAACAAAGCCGCCAGTTGTTGATTGCCTCGCAGGAGGGAAAACAATAAATCTGTGAGGTGAAATATGGGTACAGGAATTACCCAAACCACCACCCTTGCCAATTCAATCCGCACGCAATACCTTGCGGACTATATTGATGGGGCGGAGCAAAGAAAAGTTTACGACCAGCTTGCAACCCCGATTGGCCGTAATATGTCGGAGCTGATTCGTGGCAGTTCGGTGCAGGTAGAGTTTTTGAGTGACCTTGCCCCGGCCACGGTTGCAATCAGCCAGGTCACTGATGTTACCCCCGTGACCATGACGGATGCTGTTGCGAGCGTTACCCCGACCAGCAGGGCAAACGCCATCCAGGATTCTGAATTGTTGCTGATCCAGGCTTATACCGATTACAAAGCCAAACGCTATGCCCGGGTCGGGGAAAACATGCAGGAATCCATTGATCTGCTCGCGCAGTATCAAGCATTGACCGGCGGCCTGTCTTATTCGGCCGCTGCCCGGGCGAGTCTTGACGCCGGCACCGCCGGAAACAGGCTTGGCGCGGCCTCTTTCAGCATGGTCGATTCGGCCCTGATGAATGCCCGCTGTCCGTTCTATTTGACCAAGATTGGCGGCCGCTGGGCGGCCATCATGCACCCGGACGCGTTCTATGACCTGCGGAACGACTCCAATATCCTTGCGGTTGGGCAATACCAATTGGCGGAAATTGTGCTTAACTATGAGTTGGGCGAGTATGGCAATTTCAAGCTGGTTGTGACCCCATTTGCCAAGGTGTTTGGCGGGGCCGGCGCAGACAACGCTACCAACGTTGCCACAACCCTTTCCACGGCCGCGGTGGAGCTTGCAAAAACCATCGTGGTTGCCAGCGCAACCAATATTACTGTTGGCCGCTATCTCACCATCGGAACCGAAGAAACCGGATCTACCCACTACGAAACGAATGAGCGCGTCCGTGTCTCGTCCGCTTACGTGTCCGGGACGACCGTTGATATTATCGGTTCTGGCCCCAATGGCGGCTTGCGTTTTCCGCACGATGCAGCGGCACCCGTTCGCAACGCAGACAGCGTTTACCCGGTTGTTTTTGGTGGCCCATCCAGTCTGGCCAAGGTGTTCGCCACAGAAGTTGGCGAGTACGGCGAGATCGTTGGCCCTCGCCCCGAGGGTACGGTCGATCAATGGACCACGCTGGGCTGGAAATACTATGGCGGCTACGGTCGCCTGTCTGAGTCGTGGCTGATGCGCGTTGAAGTCGCCTCCGGCCTGGACGCCTAAAAGGAGCGTGCGAAATGACCGCAGGAGAAAAGACTTTCAAAGGTTTGTCTGTGCCGTTATACGGCGAATCGACTATTCAGCAGCAGAACGCCGCTACTGATATTTTGACCCTCAAGGGTGCGGGTTCGCAATCCGGATTGTTTTTCAATATGATAAACAGTGCCGGGGCGAGTAAATTTTCCGTCACCAAGGATGGTATTTTGCGCCTGGCGCAGTTGAAACCGACAACCGGTGTGGACATTGGCGATATGTTCTTGTATCGCACTGGCACGGTTTACCGGCTCGGGATCATTGTGACCGGCACCACGAAAAAATACATGAAATTCTCGTTGACCGTGGGTGCTTGATCGTTGCGCATTTATGTTGGCGCAGTAAGCGGAGAATCACAATATATGCAGGGGGTGTTGTCGCTGCAACAGATGACAATACCCCCTGGCAGTGTTGTAAGTTATCTCTACAACACAAATGGAGCCCTGGCGCGGGGGGAACACGCAGAAAATCTAATCGCCGGCAATTTTGACGCAATCCTGATGATCGACCTGGATATGATTCACCCCCAGGATTTATTAATCCGCTTGCAGGATGATATTGAAAAAAATAATTTTGACATGGTTACGGCGCATTATTTCCGGCGCACCATGCCGCCATTGAGCGTGTGTTCTTTGCCCTCAAAAGACGGTGATTGGCCATACCCGCCATTGTTGGATGTGCCAGACAAGGGTTTTGTCGAGTTATCAAATACAGGTATGGGGTGTGTTTTAATTAAGACCGAGGTTGTAAGAGCGGTTTGGGATACATTGCCGCCCAAGGATAACCCGTTTTATCCCCGGCCAATGCCGGATTATTGCGGGGATCACAGGCAATGGGGCAGCGATTTTGCTTTTTTCACCATGGCGCGCACTCTTGGTTATAAACTTTGGTTGGATGCCGGTGTTGAGTCAAAACATGGTGCAATTGTCTGGATCGACAGGATGTTATATACTAAATTCAAGGCACAAACGGAAGAATATCAACGGCAAACACAATTCGATTTTTTTAAGTTAAGGAGCTTAAGACACGGCATGAACAGTGAGCAGCTTACGGAAAGGTTAACTTATTTACGGGCCTATGAGCCACAGCTTGAAATTGCAGCCGAAAAGAAGCGCAAAGAGTTGCGTAACGCGGAGGACAATTTACTCGCAACGCAGGCGCAGATCGCAGAGGTTGAGTTTTTGCTTGCTGCGCAGAAAGAACACGAAAACGAAATTCCCGGCGAGGCGCAAAATGGCAAGTGATGTTCTTTGGCGCAGGATGAAGTATTTTTTAAGCCCCCAATTGGATATTTACCAGGCTTTCGCAAAAGGGTTATTTGACAAAACGGTTTTGGAGGTTGGCTTTGGTACAGGGATTGGGGCTGTGCAAATGGCGTATTACGCAAAAGAAATTATTGCCATTGAGCCGGATCAAGACGCGGTTGAGTTTGCCGATGAAGTTTTTCCGCTGCTTAATGTGTGCTGGTTGGTGGGCGATATTTGCGATTACGCGCAGGATCCCGCAGGAAACCCAATTGACACAGTTGTGATGATTGAGGTTTTGGAGCATATCCCGGATTGGGAAAAAGCCTTGCAGAACGTGTGCCGCATTCTTCCACCTGGCGGAGCTTTGGTCATTTCAGCACGAAACGCAAATGCCGATTTGCGCCGGAATGAATTGCATGAGCGGGAATGGACTGCGTCTGAATTTGTTTCGCATCTAAAGAAATATTTCAGGGATGTGGTGCTGTATGATCATACGGGCACAAGAATCCTCTATGAGGATACACGCCAAACCCCGCTTATTGCCTGGGCTATCAAGTGAGGTGAAACATGGCCGAGCCAAACGACAAATACGAAGTTATCAAAAGGTCAGAATTTGCGGCCACAAGCATCCAGGGTTTTGACCTTGGGGCTGGCCGGCAAAGAAAGTTCTCTCGTCAAGGCGTGATGTATTTATCGGACCCGGGCGAGGCAAAGCACATTGAGGCCAAATATGGCCCCAAGGGGTCGGGTGATGTGCTTGTGTCAAAAATAAAAGATTTCCACAGCGCGGCCCGGCGCAGAGACCAGGAACGCATAAACGGTGGGCGAAAGGTGTTTTCTGTGCCTGAATTACCGTGGAAAAAAAAGGCGGTGGATTGTGACCCTGACATTAAGTAGGCTTTTGCAAGGTGTTTATTTTGAGTTGGGGCAGCTTAATTATTCGGTCGCAACCGGCGGAACAACGGCGACCGTTGTTGACAGTACCATGGGTGGGCAGGGAGCAAACGATAGTTGGAATAATTGCGCCTTGTTTATCACCAAAGACGCCGGCGGCCTGGGGGCCGCGCCAGAGGGCGAGTTCAAGCTGGTTACGGGATTCACGGACGCTACGGGAACATTTACCCTTGATAGTGCGTTTTCTGCGGCCGTTGGGGCTGGGGATGTGTATGCGTACAGTCAGCCGCGCTGGCCATTGTATCAGGCAATACAGGGTGTTAATCATGCACTTGGCAACCTGGGGGATATGGTTTTGGTGGATCAATCAACCTTGAAAATTGAATCCGGAAAAACAGAGTATGTTTGCGGGGTTGACTGGAAATTCGCAGGGCCGCCTTTGCGTATAGATATTGAGCAGAATCGCAGCGATCCCAATGACCAGGGGTGGATTACCGTGCGGGATTGGGAATATGAGCCGGCAACCGTGGACGAGGCCGGGAAAATCATCTTTAAGCGGCAGTACAATACAGATCATTATTGCCGGGTTTGGTATCGTGCGCCCCACCCCTATGTAAGTGCGCACGCTGATTTGATTTCAGAAAATATTCACCCGGAAGTGATCAAATGGGGTTCCGTGGTGGAGCTGCTAAAGTGGATGAATGAGCGCACCCAGGGGGAAGAGTCGGGAGTGGTGAAAGGGCTAAATGACGCCCGGAGCGAATACGAAAATGCTATTCGCCGTCACCCTGTTTTCAGTTTCGCCAGAAAGAGCAAGTTGTTTATTTGGTAAAAAACTATGACAAGCACTGTTCAGGTTGCGCACAGTAACAAAAATCCCACTCACGACTTTTCCCTGTCTGATGGTCGCAAGACGTATGGTTTTCGATATCGCGACAGCAGCCCCGACAAGTCCATGGTGGATATTTCCCAAACACCATCCACCCTGAAATTAACAGCCGGCGGATCAAAGTTTGGTGATTGGGATCCCTCCCAAAGTCATATTGAGCAACGTACATGGGTTGGGGGGCGCGGCCTGGATGATTTCTCGGAAGATCCGAGCCGTTTTTCAGATTCGATGAATGCCTGGACTGTTACGGATTCTTGGCTGCACCCCGCCCCGAAGTGGAAATTTGCCCGGGGATTGGTGAGCGATATTTGCAATCTTCCCGGCGATATAAGCTGGGTCGGTATTTTTGATGATGATGTTAATGTGTCAATTCCTTTCAGTTTCGCAAGCGATACCACAATAGACCGCGTTTATTTTTGGTTGCGAAAAGTTGGTTCGCCGGCTGATTTATCGGTGTCCCTTTATTCGGATGATGGAGGTGGAAACCCGGACGCAGAGATAGTGGCAGTGACCGTTGATATTGACACAATTAACGACACCATTTCTGTTTTTCATGGTTTTATCTTGGGGGATCAGACCGCCAGTGCTGGAGTCACATATCACATTGTTGTTAAGGGCGATGCTTTGGATACGGGCACAAATCATTGGGAGATTGCGTCCGATTCGGATGGGGCAACATCCAAAAAATCGGCTGATTTGGTGACGTGGACAAGCGCAGCCTATACTTTGTATCACAGAATATTAAAGCTGGGCGTGCAGAGAAAGTTTCACCCCTTCAAGCTGCTTGGCGCGTGGTACGTTGTTGACGAGCGCGATGATCAAAGCGCCTCAAAGATATACCTGAATGGTTGGCGCGGAAAGGCAACATCCGCCACGTCTACAACGTTGACAAACACGAATGCCAGCATGGTTGTTGACCAGGCGGCGGGGGCGGTTTTGCGGATTATTTCCGGGGTTGGGAAAGGGTTGTCAAGGAAAATCATTAGCAATACAGCCGATACGTTTACTTTTGAGGCATTGGAAAAAACACCAGACAATACAAGCGTTTATGTGGTTGAGGGATCGGACTGGTGGTTTGAGTTGTCCGGGACTGGAATTACCGGCGTTGTGACCAGTGTTTGTGTTTATAACAATATCGCCGTGTTCGCACAGGGGAGTGCTATAAATATGCGAAAGATGCGTTACGATCCAACGGCCGCTCCCCCGGCGCATGGATACGCGGATGACGGAACAAACAAGGCGGATTTGCTGTATACGTTTTACGATGCCACGGATAATGTTGTGGTTTATAAGGCCCTGAACAGCGATGTGAAGGAAAAATCAGCTCCGGCCGTTGCCTGGGGATCTGCGCTGGTCTTTGCCAATGAAAAGCCGGTCGGCGATAGCACATATCAAATCAACCGGTTTGGCGATTACGATGAGGTTTTGTGGGCGCTGAAAGAGGATTCTGTTTGGCGCAAAACAGGCGGCGTGTGGAGAAAACTAAACGTTGGTCTGGATGCGTTACCAAGCACGAACAACGGCCTGGCCATGGCCGCCCAAAATATGTATTTTTATTTTTCGTGGGCGCTGTCTGTTGAGCGGTTGTATGGCGGATCGACCGCCAGCAGCGGAACACTGGATGATATTGGGCCATGGAAGGGATCCGGGCTGCCGGAGAATCGCCGGGGAGTTGTATCTGCGTTGCTGCCGATTATTAGTTGGTTATTTGCCGGGATTGACGCTGGGCGCGAAAGAATCTCGTCTTTGCTGGTTTACAATGGGCGCGGCTACCATGAGGCATTCAGGGCGTGGGAAACTGGCCGCCGGGTGCGCAACGTTTTTTGGGTGCCGGTGCCTGAGTCAAATCCCTTTTTGTGGATCTCGGTGGGCGAGGATTTGGTTTACCAAAAATACCCAAAAGATTCTTTGAATTTGCTTTACGACAGTTCAATGGAGTTTCAGCATGAGGCGGTGGTTGTGTCCTCTATGATTGACATGGGCGCAGCCAGAATCCCCAAGTTTTTCAAAGAATTATCTTTGTTGACCGATAACACCAGGGGGGATTTGTATATTGGTTTTGATTTCCAGGTGGATGACAAGATTGGGAGCAGCGTTTGGCAATCGGCCGGCGCTTTTTTGACCAGCCCGGAATCCTCATTGTCTATTCGGCAAGGCGACAGGCGCACAATAAGTTATCGTTTGCGAATGCGGGCCGATGACCCGACAAATCCTCCCAAGATCAGGGCAACCGTTATCGAGGGATTTGCACGTACCCCGGAAAAAAGGCAGTGGAATTTTACAGTTAATGCCAGTGCTTACGGTGTTGACAAGCGTGGTAATTTGCAGGTGTCGCCAAGTGAGGTTTACGGTTGGCTGCAAGAAAAGAACAGGCGCGCCAAGGTTTTGCGTTTGCGTTCTACGATCAAGGAATTAGACGCAACAGATGTTGTGATAGACAATATTGTCCCGGTGCGCAAAACCCTTGATACCCTTACAGGGGAATGGTCAGGGTATATTCAAATGACTTTACGCGAGGCTTAATATGGCAAAAGAGACAATTTGGGTTGAAGAAGAACAGGCGGATATGGCCGAGGGTGAAAAGCTAACATTTTCTATTACCTTCAAAGGCGCTGTGTCTGTTTCTTCCCCTTCCGTGGTTGTGTATAAAAACGGGCTTGATGTCACCAGTACGGTTATGCCAAGCGGGTCAAACACAGTGAGCGCAAATGTCGTTACCATGAAGCCCTTAATTGCCATTGCCGGTGACGGCGGGCAAATTTATGTTGTGGCTTGTTCGGCCATTGTGGATGGCAACACAGAGATTCGCAAGGTGCAAATCAATGTGCATAAAGTGAGCGCGACTCTATGATCAAGCGTTATAAATACCCGCTGCCCAAAAACGAAAGATTTGTCGGCCGGCTTAACCGCCCCGAGAAAGAGACGCACAAAGAGGGCTTATCCGGGTTCGTGGATGGCGAGCCGGCGTCTGACATTGAAGAACGTTTTTCGATTGCGCTGCGAAAAAACCCCCGGGTAACAGGCTTTGATTTTCAGCCGTCTTATTTGGCTGGGCGCAATATGCCCGGGGAAGTGCGGCTTGATTTTATGGTTTATTCCGGGTTTCAATTCCCAATACAGGTTGACGGTGAATATGCCCACAAGGGCGCCAGTCAAAAATCAGAAGATGCGATGAAAGATGCTTTATTGGATGTTGCGCTGCACGGGTCCGGCGCTATGCCGGTTGAGCGTATCGACTTTAGTCTTTTGAAAACACAGGACGACACTGATCGCCTGGTGTTCAGAAAGTGGTGATATGACAAACCATTTGGCGATTTACGGTAATTTGACGGCCACCCTGGTCAAGCCCAAGCGGGACAGGGCTTATATTTTGCGCAACCAATTGCGCCCTGCTTTTTGGATCGGGTTTATAAAAACGTCCATGGCCATGGCCGTTTCCAGGGTAACAGGCTACCCGCTGGTGCGCGGAAGTTTGCGAGCTTTTGTTTCCCGGAACGGGCAAACGGTTGACCTTGGCATTTTGTCTTATCGGGTGGTGACAACCGCGGGGGTTGTGTTTCTGGTAGATGCCGTTGATAACGGTTCCCAGGATGCCACCACAATTAACTATCATGCCTGCGGAACAGACAACACCCCAGAATCGGTGAATGACGTTGCCCTGGGTGCCGAAATAACGGTTCGCACAAGCCGGGTGGCTGGCCTCAAAGCGCAATCCATTCCTACGGGCATAGACTATACAGCAACGCAATCATTTACAGGCCCGGAAAATGTGGTTGAGCATGGTTTATTTTCGGATATTGCCGGGGGCGTGCTGTGGGATCGTTCTGTATTTGCTACAATAGCGGTGACGAACGGCGATTCTATCCAGTGGGTTTATTCCCTGGTGTTTGGGACAGGTGGCTGATGTTTGGCGAGAATATGTGGGGCATTGAGATGTGGGGCGGGGCTCCCGGCAGGTATTACTGGAAACAGGTGCTGTCTGGTTTTGTGTCCTTGATCGGGGGCATTGCCGGCGGATTGGCCTTAACGCTGACTTCCTTTCCCCGCTTGACCCGCATGACTGCAGATGGCCGTTTGGTTGATTTTGCGGCCGCTGCAAAGATAACCCGTTTCAGCACGGAAGTGAGGCGCGATGACAGAACCTAGTAGTGCAAATTTCCCCTCTGCTTTAGCAGACGATAACAGCTTACTGGCAAACCCGGTTAATTTGCAGCAGTTTACATTAAGCGGGAATCACAATGACTCTGTTGCCACCATCACAACGACCGGGGCCATGGCCGGGATCACAGCTCCGGGGTATATTCGCATTGAGAGTGAGTTGATTTTCTTTACCGGCATATTGGGAGCGGATTTTACTGGCTGCGACCGGGGAGCTGACGGCACAGTGGCAGCCGCACACACAGACGCAACCCCTATTTATGTTACAGTGGCGGCGAATTATTTCAAGCAATTGAAAAAAGAATTGATCGCCGCCCAGCAGGGCATTTGGGATTTCTGCAAGCCGGTTGGCGGTCGCCTGACCTTGACCAGCGGCACGCCGGTCACAAGCGCGGATGTGACCGCCGCCGCAACCCTATATTTAACCCCTTATATCTCCAATGTGACGTCTTTGTACAATGTCACCAAAAGTGAGTGGATCCCCATTGAGTTTTCCGAGATTTCCGCTTCCGTTGCAGCCCTAAACAACGGAAAAAACTATGACATTTTTGAGTATTTGAGCGGGGGAGCCGTTGCCCTGGATGCGGTGGTGTGGACGAATGATACTACCCGGGCGAGCGCATTGGCCTGGCAGGATGGCCGCCTGGTCAAGAGCGGCGCAGCCAATTATCGTTATCGGGGCACAATTCGCATGTCTGCGGCCGGGCAAACAGAGGACAGCGCGGCCAAACGGTTTGTGTTCAACAACGACAACCCCGTACACAGAATTTTGGCTTGTGTAGAGGGCACCAACCATGCCTATAACGGCGCACTACGCAAATGGAATAACAGTGATGTGAATAATTTGTTGAGTATTGTTGTCGGCAACGCAACGCCCCTACGCGGCAGCGTGACGGCGGTGTTGCGGGCCGGGGCAGACGGAAATTATGCCGTTGCCTATCTATACGTGGATGGAAGTACTACAAGTAGTGGGTGCGTTACTTACAATGTTCAACTGGTCGCCAGCGGATCATCGTATGATTTCATGGCCAGTGCAGGTTTTCATACAATTCAATTATGGGAGGCCGGCAATCACGCGTCCAGCACGTTTGAGCGGATGAGAATATATTACGGAGTCACAATGTAATTCGATTTTTTCAAAACCAATAGGGAGAGTGTTATATGACGGACGTTTCAGGTTTTCCACAGGGCTTTTATGTAAACAATCAGGGGGCGGATTTCATGGCCAAACGCAGCGCGGGCCATAAATTTGTCATAGCGCGCATGGGCAGCGGGGAGCGTTCCCAGGTCGATTCGGATCCGGTGAATTGTCTCAATCCCAAGTGGTATACCCAGCCTGATTATGTTACCCAGGCTTATGACGCCGGCTTGTGGATCGGCGCAGAGTACGTTTTGTCGATCGGGCCTGATTATCCGGTTACAAAGCCGGGCAGCGATGACAAAAACGGGTCGGAGCGTTTTCGCGACAAACAATTCAAGATTATTCAGGCCGGTATCAGGCATGGCGTTGCTGGCAAAACATTCCATTTCATCGTTTTGACCGTGGATAAAATCACAGACTCGAACACCAACACGGCCAGTGCCATAAGCCAGTATATTAACTGGTGCAAATTTTCCTGGAATGCGCCGGTGGCCGTGGCGGTCACGCAGGCGGTTTGGGAATCTCTTTCGGCAGTTTCGGACCTGATTGCCCCCCAGGATGCGTCACGCCGCGTGCCTGTTATTTTGCTCGGGCAATACAAAACCCCGGATCAGAAAATATACACCCCGGGTTTTATCCAAAAAGGCGTTGATTTTGTTGTTTGGCGTGACGCACAGGAGCATTTTTACTGGTGGGGCACGCTGGCCCACATGCGCGAAAAAATGGGCGCGTGGCCGGTCAAGTATGATCAGGTTATCGAAAATCCGATTCCGCCCGGGGAGCAGCCCGGAGAGCAGCCTGGAGAGCAGCCTGGAGAGCAGCCAACAGGTGATTTTTCAAGTCTGGTGGCCTCTATCGACAATCACGCGAACGAAATACGCCTGACCCGCGAGTTTTGGCAGGGCGTTTTGAAAGGCGGTGGGTCGTGAGTTGGATCGGCAAGTGGAATAAATTGCTTTATGGTTGGGATCTGGACACAATTAACGATTCTTTTTGGTTCGTGCCAGACCTTAATCATTGGCTGGTGAATGAGCCTAAAAACAATCCCCCAAACTTCATTGAGGAAAAATTTGCACAGCAAGTCGAGGCCAAGAAGGTCAAGGCTATTATTTTCAAGGTGTCTGACGCCAACAACAAGACCGGGCAGCTTTTCTTTGACCCATCCGCTGAATTGTGGTACCGCCTGGCGAATAAATACAAGCTGGGCAGCGGCGGTTTTCACTGGTTGCAGCCCAGCGTTGACCCCAAGGTGGCCTGGAATTTTTATTATGGTTGGATGCGGGACCACCCTTGCACCATGCCTTATATTCTGGACTTTGAGGAAAAGAAAATCCAAAGTGCGACTGATATTGTTTGGCGGGCAACACAATGGTTCAGCCATGCCAACGCGGCCTGGGGCAGCGCGGACAATCTGTGCTATACGGGCATGGGGTATATCGACTTCCTGAAAGGGATGCTGATTGAGGCCGGCAAGAATTGGGTTAATGTGCTGTCACCCCTGGCGCAGCAACCTTTGTGGCTGGCGATGTACACGCGTTATTGGCCAAAAATCTTTGTTCAAAAATACATGAAATATCGTATTTATGACGGAAAAGAGCTTTGGCCATGGTCAGGATTTGAGGCTTGGCAGTATTCCCCAAACGCGGACTATGAGGTTTTTCTTGATGAGGACAACGAGAACGCGCAGGCATGGGGTTTTGAAAGTAAGGGCCTGGACATGAATTACTTCAATGCGGGCTGGTTATCAAAGTATCTGTTTGCCCCCCAGCTCCCGCCGGCCGATGATCCCCCGGCACAACCCCCGCCGGCCGGCGATCCCCCGGCCCCGCCGGTGGACGATACACTTACCGCCGCCCTGCAAAGATGGGAGACAAATTTAACGGATCTGGCTGCTGATATTAAGTCTTTCAGAGAAACAAAAAAGGTGTAAAATGCCCGATGTGACCAATGCCGATTTGAAAGACTTCATAGATCAAAAAATGGGATCCCTGGACGTTATGCAACACAGGATAACGGTTGTCGAATGCCAGTCAGAGAAACACAGAAAAGTATTGTTTGGCAACGGTGAAATTGGCCTGGTTGAGTCTATTCGCACGTTGCGGTCGGCCATTGAAAAATTACAGACACTTATTGATCAGGAGCGGGCTGACCGGTTGAGCGCAGCGGCGGTGGATGCCGGGCTGCGGGAACAGGAGGCGAACAAGAAAAAAGAGAGCAAGCGTTGGACTTGGGAGAAAGTTTATGCCCCGTTTATTGCGCCGGTGGTTACGGCGATACTCACGGCCGCAGCGATACTCGCGCTGGGGCTGAAATAGAAAGAGAGGTGAAAAATGTTTTCCTTGGGCTTGGTATTTGGTTTGCTGGCTTTTCTTTTGGCCCTGGCCTTTGCCATCGAAACCGCGGTTGAGGCCATTATCACTGATATTGGCCAGTCCTTCCCGGCGGCACTCAAATTCAAATGGGTGTCGATGTATGTAGCAATCGGGCTGGGCATTTACGCCGCAGCGTTTCTGTATAAATTCGATGTGTTCTACCTGCTCGGGCAGGCCCTTTCCGTATGGCTGATAGAAGCCAACGCGATCACGGAGCCATTACCTATTCCAATGACTCTTTTTGGGCGCATTTTCACAGGGTTTATGGTCGGTAAAGGGTCGAATTATCTACACGATTTCATCAAGAAATTTCAAAAACCTGATTTGCCATATCCCGGCAAATGATCAATGGCCGCCCCAATCGGGGCGGCCATTCTGATTTTTGGGGGTTGTATTTTGTTTCAAAATCCTTATACTATAAGTATCGTATTCGTTACATGACACAGAAAACAGAGAAAGGGAAAATCCCATGAGTAATGCTCGAAAAAAGCGTAAACTGAAAGGCCGTGTTTGGGTCAAACCCATGCCTGTTTGGAAGATATTGCAGCAACAGGCGCGGGGTATGGTGGCCTTGATGGCCAAAAAACAGGAAGAAGAACTGAAAGGAAAAAACGATGAGTGATATAACCATTGGGCCGGACGCATTTGTCGCCTCTATCAAAAGTGAGGTGCAAAAACTGGCCGAGGTGCGCCGGGATCTGGCCGCAATCAATGACCAGATCGCTGAAAAATTGCAGGACCCGGAGCTGGTCAGTTTACAGCAACAGGCCGTGGGCTTGGCCGCCCGGGATCGTGAATACCGGGAATCTATCCTGGAAAAGGGAAAGGTTTATTTTAGCCTTACCCTTGGAAAAAAGCCCCACCCGGCAGTGACTATCACGGAAACAACCAAGCTCGAACTGGTTGATCAGCGTGCGGCCACACAGCACGTCAAGGAACGTTTGCCAGAATTTGCAGTCATTGATTGGGATGGGCTGGGAAAATATGCCCTCAAAGTGCTTAACACGCCGGCCGCACTGCCATTTTACAAAGCCTCTATCAAGGTCGGGGTAAAAATCAAAACAGATTTGAGTGATTTTGTGGCATGAGAGCGGTTCTTGTTTTGCCCACGGAGGCCGCCATAACTTTTGTCGAAAGACACAGGTGCAGCGTTTGTTGGGGCATGCTGGCCACCCGGCCGGCGGAGGAACCCCACAGCGAGATTATATGCTGCGCCAAGGAAGAAAGTGAGTGTTCCGCCGTGGGCTTTGTTACCGCCGCCTATACTGAGCGTGCCCGCCAGGAAAACATGGATTTGTACATGGAGGCTTGGCGGTTGATTCCGGACATTCTGGACCCGGGCAGGAAAAACAGAACAACAACGGATGTTTTGGATAAATTGGGATTTTGAAGGAGGAACAAAATGAACTTACAAGAGTTTATGGATGCAACACAGAAAACGGGGCATTGATGGACACGATTTGCGGTTTTTGTGGAAAGAAGATCCAGAGAATACCGTCACGATTAAAGCCGGTAAACTTTTGTTCCCGGCAATGTTCTGGAAAATACCGTAAGGGGTCTTTCAGGCATTCGGAAGAAACCAAAAGGCGAATTTCACAAAGCTCCATGGGCAGGCACAACCCATATCTGTCTGCGATGGCCAGGGCGCAAACCGGGGAGAATCACCCCCGTTGGAAGGGTGACGCCGCCCAAAAGAACACCGGCCGGCACAGGGCGCAGGCCATTTACAAGCTGCGGCCATGCGAGCAATGCGGGGTCGATGGCGGAAAAAGGCTGATCCACAGGCACCACAAAGACGGAGATCCCCTGAACAATTCGCCGGAAAATATTGCGTTTTTATGCACAAGGTGTCACGCAGAGGCGCACAAGCAAATGAGAAAGGATAAAGAATTATGTCACCTATTGTCGGATTGATTAACCGGGCGTTGCCGTGGCCAAAAGTTGGCGATATACGCAAGGGAGAATTGCGGGAGGTTTTGGACAAGGATGGCCACCCGAGGCTGAACAAATACAACAAGCCAGTTACCCGGCCGGTTGACCTTGATCATTTCAAGATCATCCTGGACGCGGCTTATGCCCACCAGCAGCAAATGATTGACTCTTTGTATGGCCCCACCCCGCAAGCCATTCGCATTGTGTTGGCCAATGACAATATCGACCGTGTTTGGGATTTTTGGTACGAGGCTTATATTGCCAGCCAGTTAATTGCCCGCTCGGATGGACGGGTGATGTATTACTGGAAAGACCCGGAAACCTTTGAGATCAAGGCGCGCCTGGAAGATAATATTCCCATGCCGCAAGATTTGATCGTTGGCAAGACAAGCGAGGGTGAACCCATCAAGCTAAAGCAAACCGGCCGGCTGAATGTGGTTATGCCGGAAATCCCCCTGGCGGGTTATTTCACCTTGCACACTACCAGCAAGACAGATATTAAGACCCTGACAAATCACCTGAATGGCGTGCAAGAATTTGCCGGCCGGCTGGGCGTTGGGATCGGAATTGTGCCCCTTGTTTTGCGCAGAACACAAAAAATGGTGTCTGTGCCAAAAACCGAGGGCAGCGGAGAAATGGTGCGCCGGCCAAAGTGGCTGTTGTCGATTGAGGCTGACCCGGACTGGATTGAGGCCATGTTCAAGAACATGAATAAACTTGCCTATGTGACCCATAAATTCTACCCCGAGTTGCCGGAGCAGATTGAGGATGACGACCTGGCCATGACGGAAGCGCCGGATGCTTACGGGTCCGAGGTCGCGCTGAATGATCCGTTTGAAGATACTCTGGCAGGCGATAGCGTGGATGCCGTCCTGCAGGGCGAATATGCGGATTTTGAAGATGATGACGGGCTGTATGATGACCCGCCCTTTGTCAACCAGCCGCCCCAGGCCGAGCCGGCCGAGGAAGGCGAGGCTTTCATGCCGCTTGATTTGGCCAAGACCGCCAAGGGCAAGGGCGGTGAATTGTATTGGGATACAGACAGCAAGACCCTTTCAAACAAGACGATTGGAATCGGCCGGCTGCTCAAAAAGCAAGACCTGACCGAGGAACAATTGGAAGATGCTAATTTCAAATTGGCTGCAATCAAGGCCATTCTAAACCACAGAAAGGAAACCGGCGATGTCTAAAAAACGTTCTTTTACCAAGCAGGAAATCCGGGATATGCTTGATATTTCGCCAGGTCCAGAACGGCCGCGGCGACCCATGGCCAAGTTTATCCACAACGGCCTTTACATGATGTATTTTCAGCATTTCCAGGGATCTGCGGCCGGGACGCGCTGCGTGTTGTCCAGTTCAACCAGCACGCAGATGTTTGTGGGCGATGTATATTTGTTCGCCGGAGATATTTTTGATCGCAACAAGGGGCGCAAGGCTGCCTTGAAAAAAGCCCTGAAAAATGCCGGCTTGCCCCGGGAGGCCAGAACAGCCGCCTGGGAGGCTTATTTCGCCGCCCATGGAAAGGTGAATTGATGGATGAGGAAATCCGGTTGATCGGGACTGTGTGTGGTGCCCCGCAGGCATTTAACGAGAAAAACGGCACCACCCGTGCATTAATTAAGCTGGCAACCAGCCGGGCAAATTACAGACCCGGCGGAGATCGCCAGTATGTCTCTACCTGGTGGCACGTTCGGGCAGTGGGCGTGCGGGCAAAATATATTCTTGACCATGTAAAAAGCGGCGATTTGGTTTTGATCAAGGGGTATATGCAGCCAGACGAGGGCGGCAATCCGAAAATTTGGCACGCGGAGGATGGATCCGCACAGGCGCGGTATGATGTGTTTTGCCTGTTAATTAAGATCATCCAACACCGGCACCCGCCCGGGGAAGATGTGCCGGAGCTGCTGCCGGAAGAACCGGGAATGATTGAGTAAACGGAGCCTCTAAAACGGGGCAAAAAGGCACGGAAAATGACAAACCCATATTCTGATACCTTTTTGCCCCAAAAATTGAAATTTGACCCGGTTTAAGCCCGATTCCCGTTAGTTTGGAGGGTTATTCTCATGCCAGAAAATGAAAGATTGTTAAATAACGAAAAATTCATCCGAAAAGAAACGCTGGGCGAGTTACACAAGGCGGCCGGCAATGCCCTGGTATTTATTTACCTCAAGGGTGAAGAAATTCCAGATCCGGACCCGGGGATCAAGGCGGTTTATTACGCTGACCCGTCCGGGAATTGTTATATCTGCCTGGTTGAAGAATCAAAGCTGGCCAATGAAACGGACTGATGCGATTTCGCCCATTCAGGATTTTCCGGCGCGCCATGTGGATTATGCGGTTGCCCGGCGGATTGCCATGGCGGTTGTGTACCGGGCGATAAAAGATGCCTTATGGCAATTTGAAACGCCGCTGATGGCAAAAGAAATGGGTATTAAGCACCAGAAAGAGGCGATTGCCTGGCTGAAAAGTGCGGAGTGCGCCGAGTGGTTAGAGTGGATCGACCTGGATCGTAAAACCGTCCTGGCTTACGTGCGCAAAAACAAACCCAAGCCGGGAGAAAAGTGTCACGTGACACAAAATAAGCGTTACACAACATACAGCGAAAGAGGAAACGATGGACAAAATACTTAATATTTACCTGCACGGAGAGGATAGGGATGCGGAGTCCGGGATGCACCTGAAATACACCCGCCGCGGTTTTCGCCGGATCAATCGTTTTGTGCGCAAGGAAAGCGTTTATTTGCAGTACACCCGGCCAGTCGGCAAGCTGGAGGAAATTTTCATTAACCTGATTGAGGGGATACGCCGTTTTTTTAAACCAAGACCCACAGAAAAAATCATTTCAGACAAGGTCCGGCGCATGTTGAAAAGAGGCGTGCCGGTTGAAATGGTCGAGGAAACAATCAACGCCTATCTTGATTCGCTGGGTGATGACGCCCTGGATGATCATACGCCGGATATTGAAGGGTTTATTGTGGACTCGGTAATAACCCTGGATGACTATTTCCGCATTTCCGGTAAGTTAAATTAATGGTCGCCAATATTCCCCCCTTGCCGGACGAGTTGATAGAAAAAATTCGCCAATTATCAGATACGGCGGATTCATTCCAGTGGCAAATTGGGGATATTCTTTCAGACGTTTGGGATGAGGTTGGCCAGGCTTACGCGGCGATCCTGGACTCGGAGCGCAAGGCGCACGCCTATATTATCGGGCAAATTGCTACCCGGGCCGGCATTGCCAAAAGCACGCTGCGGGACAGGGAATCAATGTCCCGCTTTTTTCCCCAGGCCGTCCGGGAGCAGTTAATCCCCCTGACTTACCACCAGATCAGGGCCATCAAATCCGCCGGCGATCAATGGCAAATATACCGGGATTGGGTTTTTGATCAGGCCAACCAGAACGGTTATTTCCCATCCGTTGAGACTATCCGGGATCAAATCAAGGCGGATGGGGCCGAGTGCCCGTTGTGGTCGCGGCGGTTAATTAAGGTCTTGCCGGTTTTGGAAAAGATTTCACTGGACCCGGACGCACCGCAGGATATACGCGGCGATATTGTGGAGTTTGTGGAGCTGGTTGACTTGCGGCTTAAATAAAAAAAGGCGGGGCCATGGCGGCCCCGCCCCCTTTTATCCCATATCTTGTATTTGTTGCCATTGGTTTCTTTTGGGCTTTTCTGTTTCCCCGAGAATAAATTCCACATCCACCACATCCCCGGACTGCAATTCGGCCCAATGTTCGATGATGTAAAAATGCGCCGTTTTCATGGTGCGGTCATTCCACGCGTAGGGGTCATACTTGATTTCACCGCGCCCGCCCAGCCGGCCGAAAAGCACATATTCCGTATCCAGGCTATACCCTTCTCCCCGGTATAAATGCAATTCGTTTTCGCTTTCGGGTTTGATATTAACCGCAACGCAGGGCAAGTATGTTGCCGCGTCGCGCACCTCAATCATTTTTACTTGCATGACATAACCCTCCGATATTCGGTTTCAAGCCCAACCAGGATGCGGGACATTTCCGCCAGGGTTGTTTGTGGATCCAGGCTGCTGGAAAAAAACCAGTTTGTTTCCTGCAAATCTCCCGAGCAGATTTTACCCTTGTAGGTTTCGAACAGCCAGCGGAAAACCCCGCTGATTTGTTGTTCGCAGCGTAAAACGGTTGTTCTGTGCGCCATGCTTTCGTGTTCGTGAAAGAAAACGATCTGTGCTGCCGCAGTGGTACTTACCGGAAAGGTCACCCAGGGGGGAATATCGAGAACAAACAAGAAGTCCAGGCGGCTTTCTTCCAACATTTTTTTTACCTGTTCCGCCAGGCTTTCGGCCTTATTTTCCCGGGCCATTTGCCCACAAATCAAATCTTCCAGTGTAATCTTTTGTTTCTGCAGGATAAGTTCAGTCATATTATCTTTGCCTTTCTTCAAGCATTGCCTGATCAATCAAATCTCGAATGACTTCCGACAGGTTATCTTTTGTTTTCAGCCATTCCCGTTGGTATTCGTACAACCAAAATTTTTGTTGCACCACCTTTCTTTTCTCTGTGCCCAGCCTTGGGATTTGCCAGTTATGGGGTATACGATCCAATTTCCTCACCGCCTTTCGCTTGCTGTGATTTCAGTTCCCGGAAATGATCAATCCAGATTTGCAGCACTCCCCAGCCGCCGTAATCCCGGTTATAACTTGTCGCGCTCCACATCGTGAGTTTTCCGGAGTCTTTTAATTGCCAGGTGTAGATACCAGCATACTTTTTTTCACGTGTAAGCAACATACTGATGGCGCTAATATAAATTATGCCCCGCTTGCTGCGCCGCCAGGCGATAAACGATTTCAGCGGCCCTGAACACAGGGTATACCTGAAAATATCCAACTGGACAACATCAATCGGCAGCAGGATTGCATATTCAACCCCCGGAAAAATTATCAGATGATCAAGGATGTTATATACGTCTTTTGCATTTGGCGGTTTTCCCAGATTCCGGACAGCACTTTCCAGGCAAAAATCATTTTCTTTTGTGGCCATTCCCTTTCCCTTTCGAAGATCCGCATTAACTATGGGTCGC